AATCCATATTATATACATACCAATTTCCATCTTTTACTTGATCACTGTCTACTGACATAAGAGTCAAGTTATTAAAGACATCTAATGTATAGAAAAAATAATCATAACCATTCTGACTTTCTGAGTCCTTGACTTCTACCTTGTTAAATCCAAGGTCTATTAATTGTTGTTCTGTCATTGTGTTAATTCTTTAGCAATTGTCCTAGCAATATATGTAGAACACTTATATTTAGCTCTTACATAATCTGCTACAGCCTTTGGAATCATGTCTTTAATATTCTTATTAGTTGCTTTCATTTCAGCAATAATATGTTCTTTAACTAGATTAGCCATTAGCTGGTGACATTGTTTTCATAAATACTTCATGGTTAAGGATCTCATGTGGATAGTCTTTGGCAATCTTTGCATAAGTTTTATTCACTTTACTATACTCACCATGTTCTAGAATTCTTAAATTTCTGAAGCTTTTAATTGATAGAGTAACCATATGTAAGTTCTCTTCATCTGAAGATTCTAACATTGCAATCATGTTCTTTATCTCAGCATCATTAATGTAGCCCATTCTCTTCAGCAGTTGTAACTCTGCCATATATACAAAAGGACGGAATGTCCCAACTTTACTACCCTTATGGTACATATACCATAGATAGTTTAAGTTTCTATCTACATTATCTGTTAATTCATAATGCTCTTTTGCAATCTGTGCTGACAGTGCCAGCATTTCATCCATTATTTTCTTTTCCATTTTAAAAGATGTATCTGATGGTATTCCAAGGAATGATTTCATCATGTAGTGATGTAAACTGTTTAATGTAGTCAGACTTCCTCCTATGTTCGTACCTAAGATTATTTCCTCCGTACTGGGAAGTCTTAGACTCCTGTATTTTCGGTACATACAAAAATTCTTCACCGGGTAATTTATTTGCTACGTTATACCAATGCTTTTCTTCATTATGAGTTAAAAAGATTACCTCAGCTTTAACTCTTGTAAGATCCCAACCATGACTTTTTGCCATAAAAGCAATACTTTTAAATAAAGCTTCATAATGCTGTAACCAGTTGTCATGTACAATAACAGGACTGAAGTTTAAGTGAACATCATATCCAGCATTTAAAAACATTGGTATAGCCAAGAATCTTTCATGAATAGTACTTGTATTAGGTTCAAGATGTTGATGTAACTCAAAAGGCATTAAACTAAACCTAATTCTAACTTTACGTTCAGGATTAAAATCTAGTAACTCTTTATTTACATACTTAGTAGCAAATGAACCCATAGCAAGTGGGTGATCTCTAAAGAACTTAAAGATAGTTTTCCAGTCATGATATTTAGCATGTAGAGCAAAGTCCTCATTACAACTGATATCATATGTGATATAATCCCCAGTCTGATTTGGTTTATTACTTGTATCAGCAAACCATGCGTGGGAATTAATTTCTGTCAGGATGTCCATAGTATTTGTAGCTACAGATAATCCTTCCGGCTTATGCCTCTTAAGGTAACAATATGAACAGTCATATAAGCAGCCCCAACCAAAGCTAGGGCTGATATAATCAGTACTGCGACCTGAAGGCCTAATAATCATACTCTTTCTAGTGACTTTTTCTACAACACTCATAATCTCTTAATCTGCTGTACTTTCCTAACACATGTAGAAATTATCACTTTAGAAAGTTAATGTAAGATTGTGCAGCTCTTTTTGAGGTATACTCAATATCAAATCCTGCATTGTTTTTAATGGTCTTCCAGAACAACCAGAAGATTCTCTTCTTTACAGCATATTTGGTTGTATAACCATCCTGTACTTCTACTACTTTGTAGTCTTTCTTGTTTACACTCATACTATTCTAGATTTAAATTATAGTCTTCTAATATTCCTCTCAATTCCTTTCTAAGTCTATTAGCTAAATCTCTTTCTTGATCAGTAGCTTCTTTCTTGTCAACATAACCATATTTGGTTATCTCACGTAGTTTCTGGTCAAGATCCCAAACAACTAGTTTCCATCTAGGACCATCTAATGCATCTCTTGCATCTTCTTTTTCTTCAATAGAGTCAAACTCAAGAATTATCTTTCCCATTTTCTAATATTTCAGTTGGCCAATAATAATCACATTTTTCTTTTTCCTCATCAAAAGGTACATCAAAAAAATATGACTGTCTAAACTCATTTGCTATAGCCGTATGTCTATAACAAGTTTCTTTTAGGGGACAATTAGTTCCCTCACACATTGACAGATCCGGCATAACTTAGAGTATAAAGTTAAATAAAAACTGACCGAAGCCAATACCTGCTAAAAAGTAAACAAGATTGTTTACCCATTTTGGATAATTTTCCATGTTCCAATTTTATTAAGAAATTTATAATGTAGCCAGAAGAACATATAACTGACAATTCCAAAGAAATTATACTTTAGATCTTCTCTATCAAAGTTCCCGTGTATTTTTCTACCAATAATAGTATTAGATATTTCCTGTGTAGTTTCAATAAATACACTAAACATAAATAGAACTACAATAGCTATTATATAGGTAAAAAAACTTTTTTTGTATAAAACAACTGATAAGAATAATGATGCAAAAAAGTAAAATGCAAAATGCAATTCCTTATCTAATCCAATAAAAATACTAGGAAGTTTTAACATAAATCCTATATAACTAATTAAAGCTATTATAATTAAATACTTCATTAAAATAAATTAAAAAGTGTACACAATAGTACACAAATAAATACTAATGATAATGCCCCTGCTAGAATTATAGCTCCATAAGCATTCATCTCTTCTCTACGGTCTTCTTTGTTTAGTTTCATAGTTCTTCATTTGTATAATATTCTAAAACTTCATAGTGAGACATACGTCCACAATTAGCACACTCAAGCTTATCACATGACTCATGATGTACTGATAATGACTCATGACCACATAAGTCACACTTAATAAGAGCACTTACCCATCCTGTTTCTTGTTCTTCACTCATTGTTCTTGTTATTTAAGCCTACAAGTTTAAATTTTCAACTGTTTTGTAAGCTTATAGGTTTACATTTATGTTCAACATATGTGGTAATTTTTACCCCTTATCCTTTCTAATGATGTCTTAATCCATCTTTTTGTGAAAAAATCACAATTTATGATAGTTTTAACCTATATAATCGGATCTTAACCGGTTAAGTATGCTAAAAATCACATTTTTGTCAAGTTTTTGGATCAGAAAACTTGACTATTTATCCTCAATATTAAGGTATCCAATAACAACACCTGCACCTGTAAATGTACCTACAGTATAAACTATCTCAGCTTTACCAATAGGTTCCCAATTACATGTACACATTTTGTAAATACATCTAATTTCTCCAAAAATTGCTATTACAAAAAGTAAAATTGGTAGAAATGTTAGTATAACTATCCCTGCTTTATTTTTCATTCTTTCTTGTTTCTTTATAGTCAATAATAAATCCAATTGCCACAATTACATTCATACCCATGGACATAAGTATCTCATGTAGATCTTCATAAACATTTATACTAAGATGAACATGACCTACCATCCAAAAAGGTATGGATAAATTTTGGCTTATCCATACCAAGGTGTACTTAATAAAGTGACTAATCTCCTTCTTCATTATTTATCTTTTGTAATCTTTCTGATTTTACCTTTCCTGAGTTCCTCTTCCCAATATTCTCTGACTTGTGCAGCCTTTGTAATCTCTCTTGGATTCTCTTGTTTAACTCTGAAAAGTCTAATTTTCTCTTGTTCTCTTTCATATTGTTCCCAATTGTAGATTTCTAATTCTTTCATTCTCATGATATCTGCAATGGTCATCTCTTCAGGAACCTGACCATCATTCTCATGCATAACCTGCATATAAATCTCTTTCATTCTTCCCATAGCTTAATTGCTTTTTTAAGTAAGTTCTTAATTGTAGTATCTATCTTAGCATCTCCAACAAGATTGCCATATGCTTTTACTTTCTTGTACAAAACACTGTCTAATGAAACTACTACAGTAGTTCTTCTATGTTGTTTAGTACCAGCATATGGAAAATCATATGGAAACTTTTGTATATACTCACAGGCATTAGCTGCAAAACTTATATCATTATAATTAAGTAAAGTATAAGCATGTCTTTTTGCTATTCTAATAGATGAACCATCCATTCCAAATATATCAGCAATAAAAGTTGAGCTCTTACCATACTTATAATGTAATATGCCTATAAGATAGTTTCTTCTGTCAAGATACATTCTTTCTCTTTTCTTAGCCGCACTCTTATTTTGCACAGCAAGAACTTCACATTCTTTTAGAATGTCTTCTATTGTATAATCTGCCATAAAACTATATTAATTCTAAATCTGCCTCTAAGACTTCTTCTTTTTCTTCTTCAAGTTGATGTAATTTAATATCAAGTAGAATAAATCTTTCAGCATCATAGTATTCATATGGAAAACAATCAGCAGACATCTGTACTTCTTTAAGTAGTACACCATATCTACCATCTTGTAATCCCATCTTTACTATTTTAATAATAGTGTAAGTCTCACCCTCTTTTACCCATTGTTCAATAGGTACTTTAGCTGGTTTATTACTGCTATCAATGCATATCGCCTTCATAAGGTTTTACTTTTACTTTTAGACCCACTCCTTGAAGAAAATCAGCCATTGTATCTATTTGAGCCCAACAACCATGTTTTATAGTACACTGACCAGCAAGATCAGCAACCAATGCACATTGTTCTGCTTGTTGTGGTTCATGACCGCAGTATTTAATTAAGCATGCCATCACATATGCAAAACTATGTGTATCATCATTATACAGTATAAGTCTGTGATCTTCTGGTAGTTCCATTGTGCTAATTTA